GGCGCGCTTGGGCGCTGATGCCAAGAACGGCCCGGCCCTCGAATACTGCTTCAAGGCTGTAGCCCTTGCCTCGAGCGTGACGCCCCAGCTAGATTGGATTGGCTTCATTGACGCCGACACCGAAACCATGCGTACAGTCGACGACACCTTGCTCAAGTCGCTGTTCGACGACAACGCCCACCTGACGTACCTATACAGGAAAGGCGTCGCTGAAAGCGAGGGTTCGTGGTTTGCCTTCAATTTGGCTACGCCCAAGGGCGCCTCCCTGTTGGCCGATTACTGGGGCCTGTACGATAGCTTCGAGGCGTTCCATTACAAGAAGGCGCACGATAACGCGGTCCTCGACAGGCTAGTCATATTACATCGGGCGCACGGCCTGCTCGTCAAGAACTTAGCGGAGGGTGCGCTTGGGCTAGACGCGTTCCATCAATCGCTCTTGGGCGCCTATATGATCCATTATAAAGGCCCTGACAAGCAGACCATCGCTAATCCTGCGCTTGGGGCGCCCGCCCGCTACGAAACCCTATGCGAGTTGCTGACTGCGTCCATCAAGGCGACGGGCAAAGCGAACATCGTGGAAGTGGGTACGTGGAATGGGAGCCGCGCGATCCAGATGGCCGAGTGCGCTTTTGCTGCGGGCCTCAAGCAAGTCAGCTACGTGGGCTTCGATACCTTCGAGGACGGCAACGACCGCACCCATGAAGGCCACACCAAGCCGCACGCCAGCAGTTGGATTGTAGGCAATCGCCTCAACAACTACAGCCGCATGATGTCGCGCAAGGGCCTGACCTTTGACTACACCCTGCTGAAAGGCAACACCCTCGTCACATTGCCGAACGCCAAGGAAGTAGTCAAGACTGCCACCTTCGCCTACGTAGATGGCGGACACTCCTATGAGACGACCCGCTCCGACTACGACAACTTGTCGCACGTACCCTTCGTGGTATTCGATGACGTCATCGCCCAAGAGGAGGAGGGTGCGCCCGAAGGTCCGCGTCGCGTGTTCCAAGAAGTCGCTGGTCAGAAGCGCATGATCACCAGCGGCGACGGCTATGCGGGCCTGAAGCAGACGATCTCGCTGGGGCTGGTGGTGCGTGAAGGCTTCCCGATGCCAGAACTTCGCACGCGCATCCAAGTAAAGCCTGTAGATTCGGTTGACAAAGGCGAGCAATTGCAGCATATTGCTGATAACGCTGCCAACCTCAAAACTTGGATCGGCTCCTATCAGGCGCACGAACAGGTAGCTTTGTTTGTGAGCGCAGGCCCGACCCTCGAAAAGTATCTGGACGAAATCAAAGCGCGGCAAGCCAAGGGCGCGGTAGTGTTCACAGTCAAGCACGCCTTCCCCACCCTGAAGCGCGCGGGCATTACGCCTGATTGGACTGTGATCTTGGACCCACGCCCCGTCGACGGCAAGTCCACGCACGGCATCATCCGAAGTGATCTGTTCGCGGATGCGGGGCCAGAAGACAAAGTCCTGTTTGCGACCATGACGCACCCGTCAGTACGCATGCACCTCGAAAGCAAGGGCGCTCAATTGTTTGGGTGGCACGCACATACGCAAGCTACTCTGGCAGCCAAGCCCGCGTCCTTCGACAGGGGCATGGTCGTGATGGGTGGCACCTGCTCGGCAACCCGCATTCCAATGCTGGCGTTTGTGATGGGCTTCCGCCGCTTCGAGTTCTACGGCTACGACTTCTTCTACCCAGAAGACGTGAAGCAAGAAGACATCAAGCAATCGCTCATGAAGATCACGCTCGGCGCCGACAAGCAATTCTTGACGACGGGCGAACTGATTGCTGCGATGCAGGACTTGGGTCAGTGGAACAAATGGCTGGTCGACAATCGCATCTCCGTCAAGTTCCACGGCGAAGGCGCGGGCGGTGCCATCTGGGACACGACTGTCAACAACTACACCCCACCAGGGGAGTATCCGTTCTAGCGGAACTTCTTGGCTATTGAGGCGGCGCGGGCGGGTTGTTTTGAGAACTGCTTGCCCGCCTTCGTGGCTTTCCTTTTGGCAGCAGACGACGCAGCGTACGTGCTACTTGGCATAGCTTTGATCGCAGCTTCCGGTAAATATCTTTCACCTGTAGCCTCCGGTCCTTGAGTGCTTGGCTTACCAGACTTGGTCCGCCACTTCTGTTTTGTCCAATCGACAAGCGACTTCTGCGGGGCCTTCATGACTTGTAGCCGCCGCCTTTAGCCTTATATTGTTGAGCAAGCATTTGGGCCTTACGTGCTGACCACTGCCCCGGACGCCCACCCTTACCGCCAGCTTTGATGTCCTCGAACAGGGACTTCCGCATGCCGGGTTTGGTGTAGACGCCCGCTTCGTTGACGCGTGAAGGTGTCTTGGCCATTAGCCAGCCATCATGCAGCGACCAGCCTTCTTGCATGCAGCCGGATTGGGGCAGCCCTTGCAGGGAACCATCCCGCCTTTCTGCATCTTCACGGCCTTCGCAGCCACCTTGCCGCCAGCCTTCTTCTTCATGGGGCCTTGCGTCACCTGCTTACTCATATTCGAACGCATCATGCTTGCCGTTTCCTTTGCTGCATTTCCATAAGTTGCGCGTACATCTCTGGGTTCTGTTCCTTCAGAGTTCGTTGCATCTGGCCCACCATCATAAGCAGTTGCCGGATGCCCTCCATCTCGCGCTCAGTTGGCATGTCCTCTGGCGCGAGGCGTGGTTTCTTAGCCATTACTTCTTCCTCATCTTAGCTAGAGTCTGTGCAAAGCGTGCGCGTTGGCCCAGCTTACCGGGGGCTTTGGCAGCAGCGGCCAGCTTCTTGGCGGGAATCTTTTGGCCCGGCTTGGCACCAAGTTGTTCACGCAAAGCGCCTGGCTTCTTGATGGCCTTCTGAATGAACTTGCCACCAGTTGCGCCGCCCTTCGCCATCTTCTTGACGCGACCGCCCTTCTTGTATTCTTCGCCTTCTTCCATTTCGTGGTCGTCCATCATGGAGCCGTCAGGCATTTTGTGTTTGCCTTTGCCGCCCACCTTGATTTCGATTTCGACCATGCCCCCACCTTCGTATTTCACTGGTCCACCTTTCTTGAGGCGCGTGCCCTGAGTGCGGGCTTCTTCGCGGTTGCGACGCATCATCTCGAAGTGACGCGGGTCTGTCATCTGCGGGCCACCCACAACATAGCCCGGATCGCGGCTGGTCGCAAGCGGGTAGCGAGCCATCGGATCAAGACCGGAGCGGTCCCGCAGAATTTCCTCTTCGGTCATGCCCCGTTCGTTGGGAGTACGGCGCCGCTTCGGGGACATGCGTTCAGACATTACTTGCAGCCCTTCGCCATACCGCCCTTGGCATACATCGCGCGACCACCACCCATCATCTTCTTGGGCTTGGAAGTCATGCCACCCTTCATCATCTTCTTGGGCGCAGCTACCTTACCGCCAGCAGCTTTCTTGACGACGCCGCCTTTCTTCATGGCAGTCTTGGCTTTCGGCTTGATCATGCCGCCTTTCTTGAAGCCGGACGAACGCATGCGTTCCTTCTCGGCACCTGTCAGCGGGCCGCTATCCATAGCAGCTTCTGCCCGGCCAGCCTTGCGCTCCTTGTCGGAGATCGGCTCACGCGCACGCTCACGGCGCATCACGTCTTCGGCCATTTCCGCACGACCCTCTTGGGCCTTCGGAGACTGCATGCCCTGACGGATCGCACCGCCCTCACGATATGCTTTGATCATACCACCCTTCTTGTTGTAGCTAGTATTGGTGTCAGTTGCACCAGAGCCAAGGTAGTTGCGACGATGCTCGATGGTGCCCGGCTCCATGCCCGTTTCGTTAGTGCGACGCAAGCCCAGGCGCTCAAAGAAACCACGCTCCGGTTGACGGGCAGCCGCTTCACGATCCGCTTCCTCCTGCATGGTACGCACCATGAAAGCATGCCGTTCTTCTGGGGTCATCTCGCGCTGTGCCGGACGACGCGGTGCTGGACGTGCAGCCGGACGAGGGGCAGCCGCAGGCGCAGCCGGACGAGCAGGCGCACGCTGAGAAGCTTGACGTTCGCGCTCGGCATCGGCTGCTTCGTTCGAGCCTTCTGGTTCCATGCCCTGCTGGTAGTTGCCTGTAATCGGACGGTCGCGACGGCTTTCTATGTAGCGCCGCAAAGCTTCCCCTGTCAGGCCAAGCGCGATGCCTGCCGCAGCCACGCCGGGAGCGCCACCCACTACGCGCGGACCCGTACGAGGCGCACCACCACCCATGCCAGCGCCTTGACGCATCAGTTCGCCGCTGCTAGGACGCGGGGCAGGCAAACGATCACCACCCGAAGGGACCATGGCACCACCGCGACCACTGCCTCCGCCGCCACCTCCTGCACCGCCGCCTTCTATTTGTGGAATAGGCGCACCGCCTATGCGACGCATTTCTTCGGCAGTAAGGTTACCCTGGCGCATACGCTCATTGAAGTCACGCACTTCAGCGTTGGAGGCAGCGCGTTCTCGATTAGCAGAGCGACGCTGGTTGAGGCGCTGCATGTTTTGGCGGCGACGCTCGGCAGCAGTCATCGGCTCTTGGACAGCACCGCCTTCTTGGAATTTGACTTTACGTTTCATGTGGTTAGTTCCTTACGCGAAAGATGTTGGAGTTAATTTAGGAAGGCACATTCAGCTTGACGCCGACGAACCAAACCTGTTAGTATGCGGCCACCAGCCCGGTTCCATTTCAGGAGTTCCTCTTGGGCACCATCCCAATCCTCGGCTTCGATGCGGCGACGCAACGTGCTGGATCGGTAACGGGGCACGCCCAAGTTGTAGGCGAAGTCCGTAATGGCGCCGAGAGCGCGGGGCTTAGAAGCCAAGACAGGAGACGCCCGCAGGACGCCTGCCATGTAATTAGAAACCAATTCGCCAACGAGCCACTCTTCGGCGATCTCTTTGGTGATGGGCGGGTGGTCCATCGTAACGCGGGTGCCGTCAGGCTTGTTGACCGTGCCGTAACCTATAGTCGGGTAACCTGCCGGGCAGATGTAGGGCTTCAATTGCAAACCCTCAAAGGTCCGGCACAACTGGGCAGCGATGTCGGCAGCCTCAGCGATTCCGCTCATAGACACGACCAACGAACCAGAAGCTAATAACCATATTGAAGACTGCTAGGTCCTCTGAATTCCACATGCTGACCAGCACGTCCTTCCAATCACCACCCTGCTGCAACGCAATCATGAAAGCAGCAACCTTAACGGCAGCGTATAGCCCTAAGAAAGCGTAGGTAACGGTAGGCCGCACCAGCGCAGAGAACGCAGCCACAAACTTACCGGCAGCTTTAGAGGTAGACGACTGCTCCTTGAAGGCTTCGGCCATGGTATCCATTTCGGCCATGGTCATAGTGGCTTCGGTCTGGCGCATAGCTATTTCGCCGCGCACCCTAGCAAATTCCATTTCGGCATTGAGCATAGCCAGTTCGTGCTTGCGCTCGTTGCCCTTGTCAAACATCTTAAAGACTTCTGGTGCTAGTCGGAGAACGCCCCCGAATACACCGCCAAGTAGAGTCTCGATCACGCTACTTCTCCAAATTAAATGAGAGGTTCTGATGGCGCGGGTAGGTCACAGTGCGTTCGCCTTCAGGACATTTGTATTTGATGGTGGCCAACAAAGTCGCTTTGCCGGGGGCAATGGGGTCCTTGTCGGAAATGGTCAGCATATAAGTAAAGGTATCGACGTCCGGCCCGGCAGGTCCCGTAAAGCGCGTCATGCTGGGAGCAGCTTCGTGGATCATGCCAGCCCCGTCACGGACCGTAACCTCAAAGTTCTCAACCGAGCAGTCATCCCGCTTTTTGATTCGGGCCACAGTAACCTGAACTGGCTCCCCAATCTTGGCATCAACAATGCGAAAATGCTCGGGCGCCCAAACAATAATGTCATGCGTGAGCCAGCCAAACTTCTCACTTGCCGTGTAGCCGCCCACCGCCAATGCAAACGCAGCCGTAAAGAACTGTACAACAGGCGTGAGTTTGGGCAGGTCCATGGCTTCCGGCCATCTTCTTAGCGGCGTTTCTTGGCGGACACCTTGCCGCCCTTCTTCATCGTCTTTGTGTCCAGCGGCTTTGATACGTCAAATTTTTCGGCAAAGAATTTTATGTTAGGACGTGTACGACGCATTCCCTGATAAGTCGCTTCAGGACTACCAGGCATATTAGTAGAAGGAGCAACTGCCCTGCGAACTCTTTCTTCAGCAGCCTCTCGATCACGGGCACTTTGAGACTGATAAATGCCTGTTTCAGTATCTCTAGGTTCCGCTTGAGCTTGTGCCCGCGCTTTTTCTTTGACATCTTCAGCGTACTGCTGTTCGTATGTGGTGCCGGGCGCAACCAAATAATTAGTAGGCTCGTTGATGGAACCGCCTGTCGCATATCGCCGGACCTTACCACCCTTGGCCATAGTAGCCTTGGGCTTGGAGCGGCCTGCCTTTTGGAGGGCGATGGCAGTGGCCTGCTTGACGGCAGCCTTCTTGTTGGCTGGCTTCGAGGTGCCGATGCGCCCGGACTTCTGGTAGTCGTCGACCAGCGTCTGGATGTTCTTGCTTACAGCTTTGTTAGACTTACCTTTGGCGAGGGGCATGTTAGCAGTTCCAGGCCCGAAGGCTTTTGTTGATGCGGGAGTTGGGATCGTTGGCCGTCTTAGCCGAGGTCAGCTTCTTCTTCATCCCTTTCATTCGGGCACAGAAGCTATCGCGCCTAGGTCCACCCTCTGGTTGAGGGGCCTTCAAGCCGGGCTTGCCGGGGTTCGCACGATTGTAGGAGGCACGGCCTTTAGCATTGAGTCCGCCAGCGGGATTCTTGCCTTCGGCCCGTTGCCATGCTGGGGTCTTGGCCATGCCTCCATTATACTACAGTTAGTTCAATCTTTCAAGACTGATAGACTCGACGTCGAACTCGCCGGGCGCGTAGAAATGTAACAAATGTACACCATTCCACCACAGCTTCTTGGCTGCTTTGGCGTAGGCAAAATCGCCTTGCGGGTCCACGAAGCAACCGCCCACCAGGGCATGCAACTTGGTGCCGTCGGCCTTGGTGCGGGTGGCAGTCGACAGCAGGTGCGAGTGGCCACAGATGCAGGAGGTGTGCTGAGACTTGAGGAGGTTATTGGCGTGGTGTTCGCCGCCTTGTGGGCGCCCCATTACGCCGCTCACGAAGTAGTGCTGGAAGACGGCACCCAGAATCGTGACAGGCTTGAGGAACGGGTGGAACTTCACGTTCGCTTGCGGTCGGGAGTTCTTCAGCAGTTGCTGGACAGTTTGGGGGAAGCCCGAGGTAAGTAGGCGGTTGTCGGACTTCATCCATTTGTTGTAGCGATCCTCGTGGTTGCCTTCGATGAAATGTATTTCAGGCTTGCCGTATGCGTGCGCTATCGAAATGATCCAATCGAGAGCGTCGAGGCCAGCCTGGATGTCGTCGCCCAGCGAACGCCTATACCAATCGGGCGAGTCCATGTCGTGCGTACACAGCGAAGCAAAGTCCCACAGGTCCCCGATATGCACCAGCTTGTCGAGCGTCACGTTGCGTGCATCAAGGTATGCCATCAACTTGCCAAAGCGTTCAAGCGAATCGCCCGGCATGGCGTGGGTGTCGGGGATCAGCAGCACCGTCTGGGGCTTGAACTTACTGCTCATGGAAAGGCAGTTCCTTCGTGTTGTCCGAAATGAATTCGTTGGTGTAGCCCGCGAGGGGCCGGTCGTCTTGTAGCCAAGGTCCGCTGTCGGCGTCAAGCAGAATGCACAGGTTGGCAGCAGCATGGGCTAGGTGGGGGAGGCCCGTCTCGGGATCGTTGGTCTGGCCATCCCACCATGCCATCAGGTGGCGCATCGCCGCGTCGTAATAGGTGGACGCTGAGACCGGGTCCTTGCGCCAATTCATGGGGCCATACTTCGCTGCACCTATCGACATGACTTGACCTACAGCTAGGAGGGGAAGGGGCGGCACCTTGCTTAGGGATGGCTTCGCCAAACCGTATTGGGTTTTGGGATTGGTGTCCATCAGATACCCCATGTCCATGACAGGACGGTTATGATGCAGCTAATGAACGCGATGCCCATGGCGCCTGCACCCAGGTAGTCGACCCACTTGAAGTCGCGGTCCCGGTGGTCGACGTATTGAGCAGCCACGAACGTAACGACTGCGACCAAAACAAAAATCGTAAACGCAATCTGCGTGACAATCATGTCAGACTCCTGTGCTGCCGAGGCCACCAGCCCCGCGCTCTGTGGTTGAAAGGTCAGATACT